GCCTATTTGACTAGGACTTAAGGTTCTAAAATAATGAAAGCCACCCTAGAAGCGGGGATCTTTACACTAGCATATTCTGCGGGTAACGCAGAATTCATGTGCTGAGCGAGTGAATTACCGGCGCCAGCCACGTTGCTGATGTCGGTGAAAGTATACTCATCATCAGCTAAGAAACAGGAAACTGCACTGAATGAGCTAAGCTCTGCATTCGAGTCGGTCAGCTTACCATAAACATGCACTTGATAGGTCATAATAATAGTTTTAAAAGTTTAGAATACGGGGCTTTGACTACCACCCCTGAGCTTCAGATTGGTTCTCACTAACTCTAGCCAATCCTGAGAAGGCTCGGTGAGCACGCGTTTAGCGACTGAACCGAATATCTGACCCATCTTAAGAAAACTCTGAGTAGCGGCATCAACATCGTCGATAGTTATAGACATCATATCACCGACAAAACCTTCATCATCGGCTACACCCGCATTCTGGAGTGCTCTGACTAGAGGATCTTTGATACCAGCAGCCAAAACTTCCTCTAAGCCCAGACCAGAATAAAGAGCGCGCACCATATTATTGAGGTCTTGACCGGAACATTTCAACGCGGCTTCTGTCGCTACTGAACTGAGGTCTTGCATCGTAAATCTAGGACCCCAAGCCTCTTCGAACCAGTTTCGCTCCATAAATGAGAACAGTTTTTCAGGGTCGCTGACCAGCTGAAGGCGAGCGACTATTCCGAGCCTACGACTCCACACAGTCTTTAAGCTCTCCGTAGCACTCGGGTCTATTCCTTTGATCAAAGATTCATCATAATAGCACATCCTTTTCGTACTACTATCATACCACTTTCCGAGAAAGGCGATCCGCGGTTCTTCTTCTCCGGGGCAGGTATTCTTAGTACACCAGTCAATCCACTGCTTCTTAGTGGACGCCTGTTTTACTGCAACGACCATGTCATCACCCCAGCTCTTAAACCGTAGTGACGTCCCGCCATCATAGGACCATGTGTTACCAGTCTGCTCGCAGAAGGACGCTACCATAGTAACAACGCCTATTAGATTCATGATTGTAGTTAACGGGTCACCAGACAGTAGTTGCGACCAATCAGGATCATCGTAAATCCACGTGCCGAACGTACTCTTGATCATCTGCGGAGAGAATGAACCGGCCAAGCATACGTCTTTCGGAGCGCCGCTTACCTCACAGAATATATCTATGTAGGCTTTTAAGCGCTCGGATCCATGATGAAGGTCGAACTGTTTCGAGTCCCATGAGAATACTTCATAGCCATCATCTTGACATTTACGAATCCACTGCGCTGTCTTTACATCGTCAACAGCGTGATGCCCACTCAATAGGGCGCCTTTAACGAAGGGCTTGGTATACTCGCGCAGAATGAAGTGGAACTTCTTCTCCACACCAGCGACAAGTCTATCCGCGCCAGCTAGCCCGTATTGTTCCACATAAGAACCATCCTTAAGGACGATACGCAATGGCTTACCCTTCATCGCAACCCGTGAGAATTGTGCCGCGAACCTGGGGCCATATCTACTTTCCTCAGCGCGAATTAAGTCAGCTATCGTATACTTACCCTGCTTAATAGCTAAGGCCTGCATTGCGAACACAGAGAAAATTACGGTATTGTTAATACCCAGATTCGAGATGATAGGATAGCACAAGTTAGCATTCACAACAAATCGAAGATCTGCCGGTGTGACTAATTGTTGCCCCTGTTTAAAGAACGGCTTCCAGTACGCGACTATCTCCTTCTTAACTTTATCACTTGGTGGATATCGAACGCCATCGCGTGGTATTACGAATCCTGCTTGCTCGAAAGCGGGTGTAACGACACCAGCTCTCAGGTTACCCATCCTCTTAACCTTGTCCTCGTGATCTAGTCGGAAGAGGGGAGCGAAAGCTGATAATCTCTTGATTACACCCTCGCTCTCCTTCTTCAGTGCCTCTAAATCACTCTGATCTAGTTGGGCGGTCTTCACTTTCGCAAAAACGGACCTACCGTACGTAGATTGCATAGCTTTAGTCTTGCCAGGTAACTGCGCATAA